TATAACGTTTAAATAGTTCTTTTGCTTTTTCTTTTGGTGTCATATCTGTTTTATATTTATTATTAATTTTTCCCAAATGTCCAACACTAATTTAGCGTGTCTTGTGTCGTAGGCTTCAACAATCGAAATCGTTTTCTTTCTCCTTGCTTTCGGGTTCTGTTGGTAATAGTGTGTTATTATATAAGTCTTCATATTTCGCTTGTATTACGTTGCAATAATGGTTAAAGTTAAAGTGTCCGTTTCGGTGTGTCCAATCCTTATCCTGCACCCACCATTTAATTTGTTCTATTAAATTATTTTTCATCGTTAGTATTTTTCGTTTTCCAATCCGTAGTTATGCCAATCGTCTTCGATTTGTTGCCACCAATCAAAAACACCTTCAGCGGCTAATTCTTCCCAAGTCCAATAGTAAAGACCTTCTATTTCGGCTTCCTTCATTTCGTATGGTTCGCAATAATCAGAGTGGCATAGTTCACAATAGATGTTACTTAATTCGATTTCGTAAGCCCCGTGTTTATCCACTTTGATTTGATAGTCACACGTCCCGTACCGGTCGAAGTATTCGAATTCAACCGTTTCTCTGTTTTTGTTTAAGGTAATTAACATATTATTAAGAATAAAAGGTTATAAGATAAAATGTACATAGCAACCAAGGCTAAAAAACTAACAATAGAGTTAACATAAGGGTCTTTCATAATTCAGTTATTAAATAGTTAGATAAATCATTTACATTCGAGTTGGCAAATAATAGTTCTGCGTAAAGTTGGCAGTCTTCCAAATTAACCTGCTCGGTTAATGAAGTCCAAAGTTCATTTCCATCTTTGTCTAAAAATTCAATTTTAAAAGTTTTCATAGCGTTTTTTTTAATTGTTTAGTGAATAACTATACGCAAATATAAATAGTAAGTTTCAATCTACCAAACTTTTTAACATTTTTTTTTGATTTTTTAACAAATTATTTTTTAAACCCTTGATTTATAAGCGTTTTCAAGACATAAAAAAAGGGGCTTTTGCCCCCTAATTAAAACGCTATGCGCTAAATTACAACGGAAATTTGAAAGAATCTATGTTTTTAACGTACGAGTTATTAACTTCTTTTGTTTCTATTTTCAATATCCTACCGCCTAAAGGCTTCGGGGGTGCGCCTCTTTCAACGTGCCAACCTATGTACCCGTCGTTATATTCTTCTTTATAAGTTCCCGTTAGCATAAGGTGAATAGGTTTCTGTTTAACTGAGTAACCTTGCTTCGAATGAAAATGCAGTTCTTCCCGTTGGTCGTTTCGTCCACTATTTTCGTGTATATGCCCCATCGAAAATACGTCCATATCTTCGTACATTTCTAAAGCCCTTGTAAGGTTTAACGCTCCTTTTGTGACTATTCCACCGCCACCACTTCCGTGAAAATACTTAACTTTCGTACTAATTATTGAATTACTATGGAAGTTTTGTTTAACAATTATCCAACCACCGTACCCGCCCGTATGTATTTCGGTTTGGCACTTGTAGTTAAGTAGGTCTACGAATCTTCTTAATAGGTCTGTTTCTTGAAATTTAATTACTCCGGTCTCGTGGTTTCCGTAACCGATTACTTTAATGATTTCAGCGTAAGGTTCGAACCATTCTACGGCAGTTTCTACAATCGAATCTAAATACCTCGCGTTGTTATGTTCGGGTCGTATGTCGGATTTATTGCGTCGGTTGTCGCCTCGCCCTTGCATCAAACAAAAGAAGTCCCCGTTAATTATTACGGGAATGTCATTCTCTTTGCAGAAATCTAAATGCTTTTTTAATAGGTCGCGGTCGCAATGTGGGTTGTCCCAATGTATGTCTGATAACATAGCTACGTGAACTAATTTGCCTTCTAACTTTAGTTCGTGGACATTTCGCCCGTGTTTAATTACTTTCATTTATAATTGGTTACGATAACGTAAAAGTAAACTAATCCTATTAAATAACGAAGAATTTAAAAATAACCTTAAAAAGAACCCCAACACAAAAGCTATCAATACCAACCACCACGAAGTACGGTATTTAACAACTTGTTGCGTTTTTACCTTTGCTTTAGATTCGTGTTTAACTATCTTTACTTGGGTGTCCCCTTTAATTTTTAAGGTCTTAATTCGTTCTCGGTATTCGATTTTAGTTTGCCATTTGGTTTTAGGAATATATACATTCTTCAATTGTATTACCGTATCGCGATACGCAATAAACTTTTCCCATACGATAGTGTCGTTAATTATAATGGGGAAAGAATCTATTGTACTTATTCGTATTGTATCGCGGTCATTAACCACCTTTAGCCCGTGTTTAAGAGCCTTTCTGTAATGGTATTGTGCTTGGCGTTCACTTGAACACGAAAACGCCGTTAAAACGATTAAAAACGCTATTAAAAATAGTCTCATATTTCGAGCAAAGTGTAACTAAACTTATTCCCGTGAATCTTCGCAGCTTTCTTGCATATAAACATAAAGGTTTCGAAGTCTTTTACTCTTTTAAAAACTTGGCAACCTTCAGACCAATTTTCTACCCAAGTAGAATCCGTACCCGCCTTGTGTATATTGATTCCAAAAATTCCCGTGTCGGTTTTGATTTCGTCAAACTTTAAGTCTCGGTTGGCATCGCGCCACACCGTAACGTTACCTAATCTTTGACATAATGCGTCGTATTTTCCACGGTGTTTATCAATAGCCCAAGCCCCGCGATATTGACCCGCTACTAACCGCGCAACTCCTTTTGGGTTTCCGAATTTTTCAACGCCTTTTTTACCTGCGTCGGTAGTGGCATTCCAACAAAAGAACTGCCAATTCCCCAAAGAATCTTTGTAAGATATGGTTATGAAATCGTCAAACACGTTAGTTACTTTGTCGGCTATCGAAGGCGCGTTATTTCTAACCCCTACTATATTAACGTCGTAACCTTTATTTGAATTATCTTCAAACCATTTATAGCCCTTAGCCTTTACGGCTTTTTCAATTTGTTCGCGTGTGTACATATTTGTGTACATATATTTAGTTTTTAAACTCCGTTAAATCGTTCTTGGTTCGCGTCAAAAACTCCTTAAATGATTTAAGTACGTTCTTTCCCGTGACGTCTTCGTAAGATTCGTTTATACTTTTTATCTCGATAAACGTACAAAAGAAGGTAAACGCTTTAGTTAAGACAAGGTGAACGCTTACGAAAAGACCTAACAAATCAGCTAATAAATACTTTTCCAAGAAGTAAACGGACACAATAGCCCCCGCATAAAGAAAAGATTTAGAAGCGGTATTACTTAAACGTCTTGACCTAAAAGACTTCCAACCATATAAACTTACGCTTCGCCAAACTCCGAAAAACATATCTAATATTATAAACCCAACGGCAATTAAAACCATCGGTTTGACGGGTGCTAATATTGATAGTATCGAAAGTAAGAAAAGGGAAAGTTTAGTTTTCATTTGGGTAGTTCCAATGGGCTAATAATTGGTATGTAATGTATGCGCAAAAGGTAGCGCTAAATAGTTTTTGGTAAATTGGTATGTCATCGAATACGGCAAACAGAAAACCCGCGTAACCGCATATATAATAGATAAGTCCTAATCCTTGAAGGTGGTCTAATTTTTTCACCCGACTAAATTTGTATTGGGTGACCAACTATCGGCACAAATAGAACCCCAACCTATTATATTTTTTGCAGCTTGTCCCCAACCTATCATATTAACTGCGCCTTGTCCCCAATAATTCATTTCTTATTCAGTTTAATTAATAACTTCGTTAGCTTAATAATGTTTTGTTTTTTAGGCGTGTAAATCTTTTTCATAAAAACCAACCGGTGTAAGTTGTGGAATCAGACGAAGGGTAAACGTCTCCGTTACTATTAGTGTTGTATTCGGGAAATAACGCACTATTAAAAGACATATAATCTATGAATCTTTCCGTATAATAAACCGCTAACTGCCGTTGCTTTTCTATTAAAAAGTCTACTTCGTTTTTATCTTTGTTTATTATGTCGGTTTTAATCTTCTCTAATAAGTCCGTACCCGTGTAATTTTGTATATGTATGTCCTGCGCTACCTTAATCCATTGTATAAAGGTATCCGTATCCATATTCCCGTTGACTGCGGTAAATCGTACTAAATCGTCGCGGGTTATTAATAATGCTTCAGCCATTATTTAAATCTTTTATTGGTTGGTAAAAAGCCGTTATACGGCATATCCACGGGGCGTTGCGCTACCTTCTTGTCATTCTTAATAACGTAGCCTAATTTTTCCGCTTTAGTCCCTGCAATTACTTTAGCGTTAGGGGAATTAACGTCTATTCCCGTGCCTTCAAAACTTGCGTAAACTTGTTTATTCCATCTGTGGTGGCAGTTACCGCCCCCTTTGTAAAACCAAATCGAATAAGTGTTAGCGCCTCGCGCCCCCCAACCTTCGTTAACTACTTGCTTTGACATTCTTTCTATGTCTTCTTTTCGGTAAATCTTATTTGCGGCTATCATTTTTTTACAGAACTCCCGACTCTTTGCCGTTGTAACTCCTGCATAAACGTAACGTGTAATAAATTTAATACCGTCTATAACATCGTCTTGTTTACTCTTTGAGTTAGGAAACGCTACGCCCGTGGAAACTATCTTTTTCGCTTTCTCAAATAGTGTTTTTTTGCGCTCTTTAAATAGTTCGTTTTCCGCTTCGTCGGTGTCGTAATCTAATTCGTATTCGTCTACTAATAACCATTCGGGGTTAGGGTCTTCGCCTAAGTCGATTAGGGCGTTAGCTACTTCGTTGTCTAAATTGGATTGGGCTTTTAGTTCTGTTGTATCTGCCCCCGTTTCTTCGGCTACTTGTTCTTCTGTTTGTGCGTTTTCAAGGTCTGTAAATTCAAGTGGTTTGAGCGTCTTGAAGAATAGTTTTAAACTAATTCCGTTATATGCTAAAATGCGGTCGAAGGCTTCTAATATTTCTTCTTGAAATGGTCGAATAACCATATTATTAAAAAGAATAAAAGAGTTCTGCAATTCGTCTGCATTCGAACTAAACCCGTTAGAACTTGCAATACCAAAAAGCAAAGGCGAAGTAACGTTGTGTCCTAACATTATTTTACGCAAACATTCTTCTGAAAGGTAAGTATAATGGTCGGGCGCGTCGTTTAATGGTACGTCGTCTATTGTCGTCTTGGATTCCGAATTTTGATTAAAAGCTACTATTACTTTTTCTCCTTTTGAACCCGTTAACTTACCCATAACCTTTTGGGCTATTAAGTCTTGTTGTTCTTCGCTCGGGACTCCGTTGTTAAAGTTGATTACTTTCGTTCCGCTGAAGCCGTGTTGAACTTCATTAATAAGGTAGTCGGAAACTTCTTCTTCTAAAACTGCGTAAGGTATCGCGCCTTGGTAGTCGGGATAAGCATAGTATTTCATCCCTACGCCGTAAGGCTTAACATAAAGGATTTCTACTTTCTCCTTTGAGAATCCAAAGGCGGGTAGCCTTTTAGGTTCGTATTTTCGTGTGTCTTCCCAATTATCCGAGTAATAATAACCCGTAATTTCTCCTTTTTCGTTGCATTTTTCTGCGCGTAATAGGTTCACGGGTATATGATAAGCCTTTAGAATCTTATCGTGCTTGTCGTTATAATGTACTTGTATTGCAAATTGACCAAATAACTTCCTATCGAATACCATTTTTCTAACGCAATCGGTAGAAAACAAAGTCATCATTTGCGCGTATTCGTTGGGCTTTCTTGAAGCGTCCAAGGCGCTTAAACCTTTTCCGTAAATAAGTCGCGCTACGTTGTTTATAATGGCGCTATTCGTGGTCGACTTGGTGTACCTTTCTATCAA